ACCGCAAGCGTGTGCAGCCGGTGGTCCCTCTACTCGGCTGCCCCGCTGGGGCCGCCTTCTGATGTTCGGGTACCGGATTACTGACACTTTCGTTCGGATGTACGGGGTGCGCGACAGCGAGGCTGACGCGCGCCTGCGGTTAACCGTCAAGGAGTCAGAACCGGACCGACGTCCAGTTGCCGAATCGTGGTTTGTCACCACTGAAGCGGCGCTGGCGAAGGTGGACCCAAAGCACAGTGGGACGCAGGCAGCAGCCGTCGTCAATCGGGTCTTCCGCGCCCCCCCCGTGGTCGACTCAGCCTTGCAGGCGCGTTATCTGCGCCATTCTGACGCGTGGATCGAGAAACATCTGCGCCCCATCTCATACAGCGAATTGCCCACAGTCGAAGAATGGCTGGCGGGCACGCACTACACCATGCGCGAGAAAGAGAACATGCGCAAGGTGTATGAGGAAATGGAGATGGAGTCCTTCACAAAACGCCTGTGGAAGCGTAAAGCCTTTGTCAAAGATGAATTCTATGCGAAGGTGGCGCACGCGCGGTTGATTTGTGCTTCTGAGGATCTGTTCAAGATGGTATTCGGCCGCTTTTGGAAGGCGGTCGAGAACCAAGTCTTTGCTCTTCCCCATTTCGCAAAGCACATCCCGCGCAGTGAGCTCGCAAACGCCCTGGCGGATCTCGCATTGAAGGAGATGCCAATCTTAGTGGAAGGAGACGATGCTATCTACTTCGACGGAGAACGGTATCGCGCCAGCGATTACGAATCCTACGAGTCTCTGCTCATTGCTAAAATCACTTCGCGCATTGAGCGCGCCGCGTTGCGGCGCATCTGCGGTCAGGTCATGGACCCAGCCTTGCTTCGCTTGGCTGACCGCTTCTATGGTTGGGATGGCAGTCTGACAACTGTCCACACCCGCCATGTCAAGGCCGTCGCCCCTGCTCGTCGCTTCTCTGGCGACCATCAGACTTCTGTGGGTAACGGCCTCGCCAACTTTCTGTGCTGGGACTTCATCCGAGAGGAGAAGCTCCCCATCAACGAGGAAACATTCGAGGCCATTGGGCTCCGTGCAAAGTTGTCTACACATGACGATAGCGCCGATGCTAGCTTTTGCGGAATCATCCTCGACCCCGTTGAGAGACAGCTCGTGAGAGATCCGGTGCCCGTATTGATGAAGTTCGGGTGGTCCAAGAAGCATCAGATTGGCTTCTCGGACAGGAAGGTTCGAGCCATGTTGCGTGTCAAGGCGCTCAGTTTGATGTATGAACATCCTGCGTGCCCGGTCATTTCGGCGTTTGCTGATTATGTACTGCGGTTTACCCGCGACGACACCAAGGTCCCATGGCAACATCTTTCCTACTGGGAGCGAGAGATTCTGTCCAAGGCACTGGAGCACCCCGTGAAGCGAGGTGTGCCCGGGCCTGCGACGCGCGCTCTTGTCCACCGCCACTTCGGCATTGCTCCGGAGGTTCAAATGGAGGTGGAGGAGTACTTTGACACCCGCACGGAGCTGGGGCCCTTTTCGCTTGTCGCGTTAGGGTTGCCGGTCCCGGCGTGGACGCTGGAAATGGCCGACCAGTATGTCTCCGACTTTCAGAGGCGGGACGACTGGTTTGACCACGGAATGCATCTCGAGGGCGTCAAGAAGGCAC